GTGCGTTATTTTTATACATTTGGTATCTCTCAGAATCATCAGAGAATGGATTATTCTGATCGAAACTTACGCCAGAAAAAAATGCAGCTACATCTGTAACTGGGTTTGGAAGCTTTTCTTCACTTGAATTGCCGCTACCAGATGTGCTATTTGAAGATTCGGCCTCTTTATTGAGCCTTCGGATTGTCATTTCCGCTATGTTCATTTTTTGTTTAATTTTTCAAGCGTAAAGAATAACGCCCAGCTAAAATAAATAGATGCGAACAGGCTGCAAGACTTGATTCCGCAAAAATACAATATTGCTGAAATGTAAACGCTAAGGCAAACGGGGCAGGATAATAGTTTTAACAAAAAATTAGGATATTTGATCAATAAATAATCTACAAAAAATAAAGGAACTGGATTCTTCCTTTTGAATTCAGAGTATTCATTAAAAATTTTAAAATTTAAAAACTTAAAATATTCATACAATGCATCTGTTCTTAGCCATAAATATACTATCACAGTTGAAATAAAACTTATTTGAAACAGGTCCGCGCTCATATAATTTATTATGACAATAATAGACGCTTCTTCAAAATTATTTAATTGGTTCTGCGAGCATGATTCGATCAACCTCGACGATCCTAATCAATGCGAAAAAATCGGAGCCACTGATGATGAGAGCTTCGCGGCGTTTCAGATCGCTCTTTTGAATTTTGAAAAATTGGAGATTGTAAAATCTTACGCAGGCTCAAAAAACGGCTCAGTAATTCACGTTCTCGAAAAAGATCTAAAAAATTTCCAGCAGAATGTGACGCTGGGAGGCGGGGTGGCTCAAAAGGTTTCTGAAAAAATAAACTCATTTTGCGATAAAATAAATGACAGGACCGATTATAGCGATCCATTGAATATTAGCGAAAAAGATATTTTAAATTTAACTTTTATTATTGACTTCCTTTACGAACAAGGTGTCGAGAAGAAAGAAAAAAATAAAAAATCAGGAAATGTTTTTATTGATGGCGATGACAATGTCGAGTTAAATTAAAAAATTTGACAGTCGTCTTCACTATCTGTATTGTTCGAACGTGTTATTTTAAATTAAGCTTGGCAGGGTTTAAACCTGTCGTAACTCATAAGAGACAGCAGGCTCGTAGAAAGACATTAACCAAACGATTTTAAATAATCGGAGTTATTTCGAGAAAAAGCGGCTTCATAGGTTAATATCTTCTTTGGAAGATTGCTTTGATAACTGGGTTTTACTCAGGAAAAGCAGGTAGTCATAAAATAAGTCAATAACACTTCTTTCGGAAAAGCAAAATAACGGATCAAGAGCTAGACCACTTATAAATGTGGTTGAAATCAGGCGAGAGTCTGAGAATAGCGTTGACTAAATTGGGCGTTATTTGATTATTATTTTAGCTATAATCCACATTATAGAGCTGACTGCTTTTCCTCCTGAGTTTTATCTAGGAAAATTTTTTAAAGCAGGTAGTCTTTTTGCTAACCTTTAGTGTATTTATGTTATTATGGAAATTGACATCTCTAATGACATCGTAGCAAAAGACAAAGAAGGTAAAACGCTTAATAAACCATTCCGCTTGCCTTCAGGAAGCAAGAAGAAATTTGGAGTTTATGTTAAAAATGACAAAGGAAACGTTGTTATGGTTAAATTTGGAGACCCTAACATGGAAATAAAGAGAGACGATCCTGCGAGAAGAAAAAATTACAGAGCTAGACACAACTGCGACAATCCCGGCCCAAAATGGAAAGCTAATTATTGGAGTTGCAAAATGTGGAGTAGTAAACCTGTTAGCAAAATAGCCGGTAATTGCCAGTGCGAGGAAGACTCTGTGCTTCTTGAAGCTGAAATCATTTCAAAGAATAAAGGTCTTTGGTACAATATTCAGCAGAAAAAGAAAAGAATGGGCAAAAATTACACTCCAGCCAAACCCGGCGACGAAGCGTATCCCGATCAAAATGCTTTGAAAAAAGCTCAAGCTGAAGAATGGGATGGAGAATCTTTATCTGATCAAGAAGAGATTCTTAGAATTTGGCCCGATCTATCAAAGGCCCAAGAAGTTGAGGAGATGGATGAAGAAATGAACGACGAAATGGAGCAGGAAAATGAAGATGCTTCCGAAATGGCTCTTTCATCTTTTTCCGCAACCGTAGATAAACTTAATGAGCTTATCCAAAATATCAAATCTAACCCTGAAATGGCATCTGAATTATCTGAGCCTTGGCTCATTAGCAAGATAGCCATAATCGAAGATTACACCACATCAATTCATCATTATCTTATTTATCCAAAAGAATAGTAGTTTTTGAATTTATTACATATCCGAATGCTCTATAACCTAGAGTGACGGATAATCAACTTATAAGAAAAACGAAAGATGGATGTAGCGAATCATTTAATGAGCTGATAAATCGCCATTCTAATATTTTTTATAAGACGTGCAATAAGTATATTTCTGTATTATCCAACGCAGGAATTCAAAAGGAAGATATTTACGACAACAAGAATATCATATTCTTTGACTGCATAAGATCGTTTGATCCCAAAAGGCGAATAAAGTTTAGCACTTGGCTATGTAATAATACCAGATTTTTCTGCCTTAACCTCATAAATTCTAGAAAAAAGCTCTTCAATTTCGATAACGAAGACTATAAAAAAATAAGCGAAAACACTATTCACGAAACCAATTCTGAAAACGAAGAGAATTTAGCTTATGCGATGTTTATACTAGACTCCCTAAAGGATAAAAGAATTAAAAAAATTTTTCAACTAAGATATTTAGATAGCGAAAGAAAAATCAAATGGAGCGCGGTAGCAAAAAATCTAAATGTCAGCGTGCAAACAGCCATAAATCTTCACTCTAAAGGAATAGAGCTTCTTCATAAAAAATTTTTAAGCCGCGAATATTGCGATACTATATGAAATTAAATTTAAATCTTCCAATAAATTCCACTTCTTTCGGTCAAACATCAACACTTATTGCGAGAACTTTATTTGACAGAATAAAAAATGGAAAAGCTTCCGATAATGATTATTCTATTATTCCAATCGGTAACGCCGATGTTTCTACGCAAAATCTTCCAGATGATTTTAGCGCATGGCTTCAATCAAAACTATCAAGCGGATTTCAAAATCACAGTAGATTAACCCCAACTTTTAAATTGTGGCATCTTAATGGAAGCCTAGAAAGCTTTTCCGAGAAGCAAACACTACTCTCTTTTTACGAACTCGACGAGCCTACCGCAATCGAAACTAACATTGTTAAAAATAACAAAACTCTTTTCTCTTCAAGATACTCAATCGACACATTTAAAAGTAATGGAGCGAATAGTAGCTTTATCCCATTAGCTTTTGATCATTATAATTTTTTCAAAACCAATAAGACGTACATCAAAGATAGAATCGTATTTAATCTTTGCGGAAAATTCGAGAAAAGAAAACATCACGCCAAAATCATAAAAGCTTGGCTTAGAAAATTCAAAAACAATAAAAAGTTTCATCTTCAATGCTCAAATTACAATCCATTTTTGAAGCCCGAAGACAACAACGCTTTAATCAATAACATTCTAGCTGGAGAAAAGCCATTCAACATCTCCTTTATCCCGTTCATGCAGAAAAATTCAATCTACAATGATTATTTAAATTCTGCAAATATTATTCTAGGATGCTCTGGCGGCGAGGGATGGGGTCTTCCCGAATTCACATCAGTTTGCTTGGGCAAGCACGCAGTCATCATGAATGCTCACTCTTATAAAGAGTGGGCTGACGAAAGCAACTCAGTACTGATCAATCCGTGCGGTAAAATTCCAGCCTACGACGGAATGTTCTTCCACAAAGGCCAGCCTTTCAATCAGGGAAACATCTTTGACTTTAATGAAGACGAATTTATTTTTGCTTGCGAAAAAGCTGTAGCAAGATACGAGAGCAATCCCGTGAACGTAAATGGTGAAAAATTAATCGAAAAATTTAACAGCGAAAGCTTTCTCGACTCTATAGTATCATATGCTTCCTGAAATATCAATAAGATCTCATAGCTCAGATCAATTTTTGCTTGATAGAATTCTCTACTCGAATTCTTATAGGATAAACAACCTCCTTCCAAATTCGACTGTTGTTGATATCGGAGCAAACTTTGGTGCGTTTTGTATTAATGCTCAGATAAGAGGTGCAGAAAAAATATACGCTTTTGAGCCATTTCAGCACAATTATGAAGTATTAATAAAAAACCTAAATCAATTTTGTAAAAATTACAGGAGTTATCAGCTTGGAGTTTCAAACTCATCCGGCTTTTTTCCAATGTCCGATCCCGAATTGATAAATAATGCATTCTACGACACATCCAACTTAAAAATCTCTGAATCTGGAAACTTTTCTTATTTTTGTAAGCTTGATGAAGCTTTGAGTATTATTCCTGAAAAAATTCATCTTTTAAAAATATCAGCTCCGAACGTGCTTGAGATTCTCGAAAATTCTAGCAAATTATTTTTGTGCGACAATCTTTGCTTCGAACTTGAAAACGTCAGCCAAAGCGATAGCGAAGATATTTTATCCAAAGTAAAAAAGAAAGGATCTTTCTTGGACTGCGAAATCTCAAGGAATTCAGAAAAAACTACGCTTTATAAATTTTCCAAGACTGATACTAATATCTGCTTTCTAAAGTATAATAACTAAAAATGCCAATTTATCGATATAGAAATCCAAAATCTGGAGCCGAAATTGATGTTGTTCAGAAAATGAACGACAAGCACGAGTATCGCGATTCTGATGGAGTCGAATATGAAAGAATTTTCGAAAATCCGAACGTCTCAAAAGATACTTCCATAAACGCTTTCAGCTCTAAAGATTTCGTAAACAAAGCCCGCTCATCCAACATGAACGTCGGCGAAATGTGGGATCTTTCAAAAGAACTAAGTCTTAAAAGAAAAAGCATAGCCGGAAAAGATCATATAAAAGAAAATTACAATAAACAAAAACATGAATCGAGAGCTAAAAATATCAAGAAAAATACAGGTTAAAAAATCCCCCATTGAAGGATTTGGCGTCTTTGCTACTGAAGATATAGAAGCTGATGAGATCTTGGAAGAAGTTCCATTTATACTTTTCCCAAAATACACTTCGCTAGGAAGAGCATTTCACGACTTTTGCAATCAGGTCGGATATTGCGCTAGCAAAAATAAATTTTACGAAAGCCTTCGCCAGAATCTAGCTTTTAAAGATCCAGAAAAATACTACTTTACATGGACTCCTCCTCAGCCTGATTTCAATGGCGAAAAAATGAGTTTTCAAGTTCTTCCGCTCGGATTGGGTTGCATTTACAATACTTGCAACACTAGGAATAACGCCGGATGGAAAGTCGAGCGCGATACTTTTATTTTTCACACAGTAAAACCAATTAAAGCTGGAGACGAGATTAGAACTTTCTACGGCTATTTTGTTGATGATAGCAGCAGAAACTGGAATACTGATCTTATGTTTTATCTTGGAGTAGATAAAATTAATGATACACCAATGCTTTCCGCGCTAAAATTTAATAGCGGTGAAGCCTACGAAGCTAAGAAGAAAGACCCCGGATATCACAAGATTTTTTCACTGCTAGATAAATATCAAGATTTAAAATTTGAAAGAATTTCCGCCATATCTCCCTTCGGTCAGGAAGGTTTGGTAAATGATGATATTAAAAATTACAAAACCAGCGCAAAAATTTACGAAACTCTTTACACTTATAAAACTAGCAATGCGTCAAAGATAAAGTTTTTATTTTCAAATACTAAAAATCAAGATCTTGATGAAGTTATTATCGACAAATGAACCCTGACTCTACAAGCGACAAAACTTCTGGAATAATTCTAAATAATGAATCTGAGTTACTGGAATGGATCAACAAGACAAAATCTAGCCAGAAAAAACTTGTCGTCGCTTCAGGATGCTATGACGTTATTCACTTCGGTCACGTATCAAATTTAGAAGCCGCCTCCGAGATGGGCGGATCACTATTAATTGGAATAAATAGTGACGAATCAGTAAAAAAACTAAAAGGGCCTAATCGGCCAATCAATAAACAGGAGCATAGAGCAAAGGTGTTAGCATCTTTAAGATGCGTAAGCGCGGTATATGTCTACGAGATAACTAAAGATTTTCTAAAATTGGCTAAACCTGATATTTGGGTTAAAGGTTCTGATTATACGTTAGATTCATTAAATCAAGAAGAACTAAAAGCTGTTACGGAAAACGGAGGCGAAGTTCGATTCGCTCGCCTAGTCGAAGGTATTTCCACAACGCATATTTTATCAAAAATTTAAATTAGATGAATGCTAGAGATTTTTTTTTGAATTACGGCCCAGCTAAATCTTTTTATTGCGCTGTAGACATGGGTGATTTGGTCTACAGCTTGCTTTTCGCTAAAACAAAGGGCATAGACACTGTTTACCTAGATGATACAAAAAAAGATATTTGCAATAGAAATTTCAATGAAAAATCCAGAAAGTTTATAGAGCCGCTCATATCATCTCAGCCCTATATAAAAAAAGTAGAAAAATACAATAACCAGAAATTCGATATAGACTACGGAGCGCACCCGAAGGGACAGGTTGTTGTTGGTACAAATTTATTAGCATTTCATGCTAGTAAATTTAATTTAGAGATCGACTCAAAGGAACTTAATGAAAGCTGGCTTGAGTGTCCTCATAATTATACTGGCAAAAATATAGCCATAAATAGATCTCTCAGGTACAGAGGAGATGCTAATTTTTATTTAGATTTCTTGAAGCATATAAATCCGCAGAAATGCGTTTTCGTTGGATTGAAAGAAGAGTATGAAGATTTCATTAAAACATTTAGGTATCCAGTAGATTACAAGGCAAGTGAAAATTCCTACGAATTAATGACGACAATAAATTCTTGCGATGTGTTCATTGGTAATGAATCTGTTTCGTGCGCCATCGCTAAAGGGCTTGGAAAAACTTGTTTTGTAGAGCTGTGTCCGATAGCTGCAAATTATATATTTACCAGCAGTAAAAAAATAAATTATTTCTAAAATGAAACTATCTATAGCAACAATTTATACTGAAGATATTAAAGAGCTAGCAGTAATAACAGTAGAGTACAATAAAAGAAAATACTGCGAAAAGCACGGATACGATTTAAACGTTAAAACAAATAATTTCCAATGCTCGGATTTTGGTTTTGCAAAAATTGCATTCGTATTAGATCTTTTAAAAAGCGGAAAGTATAGCTGGGTCTTTTGGTGCGGATCAGATACAATGATAACTAACTACGGAATCAAGCTTGAAGATTTAATTGATGACAACTATCATTTTATTATTGCTAATGATGTTTGGGATTTAAATGCTGATTCATTCTTAATCAAAAACTCGCCAGAAGCCATTTCTTTTTTCGAAAAAGTTTACAGTCTGTACGACAAATACATAGATGAAAACGGAAAACCAATAGACGATGGAAGCAGGCTCCCGGACGGAGGCACTAAAGCTTGGGCGGAGCAAAAAGCCATTATAGACCTAAAATCTGAGTATGAGAAAATAATAAAAGTTGTACCTCAAAAAACATTAAATGCATACTGCTATTGGATTTATCCGTCTAAATGGCATCAAGCAGGAAAGGATTGCCTTGGCAATGATGGATCGTGGTCATCTGGCGATTTTCTCGTTCACTGGCCCGGTCTTCCAAATAATGTAAGAGTAAATCTGGCTCTTAATTTTATCAAACAAGTAAAAAATGAATAATAAAAAAATATTTATAACAGGTTCCTCTGGTTTTATAGGCAGGAATTTATCCGAAAGGTACAGCCAGTCAAATGATATTTTCCATTACAGAAAAAATGACAACATAAAGCAAAACCTGAAAGATTTTAAACCAGATATAATTTTCAACTGCGCGGCAGAAATTTACGACGACGACAAGATGTTTTCATCCAATGTGCTTCTGGTGAACGAAATTTTAGATTTCTGCAAAAACAATCACGTCGAACACTTAATACAATTCGGCTCATCTTCAGAATATGGAGAGTCTAAAGATCCAATGTCGGAAAAGATGAGATTGAATCCAAGGACAATTTACGAAGGAACTAAAGCCGCAGCAACCATGCTTTGCCTATCTTACAGTTGCCATTACGCAATACAAGCCACCGTAATAAGACCTTTTAGCGTTTTCGGATTACACGAAAAGCCTCACAGACTTTTCCCCAAATTAGCCGAACATTTTTTTAAAAATAAAAATCTCACCTTGAATAACGCCTATCACGACTTTATCTATATAAAGGATTTTTTAACTGGAGTCGATAAGGTTCTCAGCTGCGATAAGAAAATCAGCAAAGGAGATGTTGTAAACATAGGCTCAGGATTTCAATATTCAAACTTCGATGTTTTAGATAAATTCGAAAGTGTTTTTGGTGTCAAAAGCTGCGCTGAAAAACGAACTGACATGGCTAAGAAATTTGAAACCGAAAACTGGGTTTGTGACACTAGCTACTTTTCAAACAGGTACAATTTCAAACCTGAATTTAGTTTGGAAAACGGCATAAAGGACTATATAACAGAATACGCAAAATATAATGAAATTAAAACTTAAACAAAGCCAAGGCAGCTACATTGACATTGACGTTTCTAACCAAGAAACGCTCTCTCATTTTGCTGATCCAAAAAATTTTGCAGCTTTCATATTAAATCAATTTGAGCAGGATATCTATGGAGTTTATTTTAAAGGAAAAAAAGATCTCACAGTTCTAGACTTGGGTGGCAATATAGGTCTTTTTTCTATTCACGCTTCCGATTCTTGCAAGAAAATTTACACAGTAGAACCAACCCCAAGTCACTACAAAATCTTGCTGGATAATATAAAAAATATAAAACAAATAACCCCACTGAATTACGCCATTTCCGACACCGATGGACCTATTGAGTTTTTCATCTCAAGCGACAATTCCACAATGAACTCGCTGTTAGATAGGAGTAGGTCTGGCAACTCAGTAAATGTTAAAGGCATCCGGCTTAAATCTTTAATTGACGATATTAAAGAAAATAAAATAGATTTTTGCAAAATAGACATTGAGGGTTCTGAATTTAAAGCTATAACCCCCCAAACTATTTCTGATGTAAAAGATCGCATTGATAATTTCTTTATAGAATTCCACGAGGAAAATGGCATGAACTTCGATCAAGCCTCCGCGCATTTTCGTTTTATTTTCGAATCGAACGGATACGCCACCAAAAGATTAAATCGTGACACGATTTTCGCATTCAAAAATGAACAAGCAAATTCTTAAAAGAATACTGGACATATCCTTCAGTCACAGCCTATCCCATCTTAGCAGTTGCATCACAACTCTACCTATATTAGAAGAGATTTACGACTCAAAAAAAGATGACGAAGTATTCATCTTGTCAAATGGTCACGCTGGCCTAGCTCTTTACTGCTTACTGGAACATAAATATGGAACTGATGCGGAGGCTCTGTTAATAAAGCACGGAATTCACCCTAGCAAAGATATCGAAAATCGCATTTACTGCTCCACCGGAAGTTTGGGTAGCGGTTTACCAATAGCTATCGGTCACGCTTTGGCTAATAAAGATAAGAACGTGTACTGTTTAATTTCTGATGGCGAATCCGCCGAAGGGAGCATTTGGGAGTCTCTAAGATTCATTCACGTTAATCAGGTTAACAATTTAAATGTTTACGTAAACATAAACGGATCTTCAGCGATAGATTTTCTAGACAAAGAATATCTTAAAAATAGACTCACGTCCTTCCTGCCAAGGATAAATATAAGAGAAACCTCCGTATCTGAATTTGATTTTTTAAATGGCATAATCGGCCATTATTATATAATGAAAAATCCTGACTATGAGAAAGCTATTCGCATCGCTGATTCAAAATAATTTAAAAGAAAACCCCAACCTGTTCCTTCTTACTGCCGATTTGGGATTTGGCTTGTTTAACGACTTCAGGCACAATTTTCCGAAACAGTATCACAACGTTGGCGCAGCAGAGCAACTTCTCATAGGCGCAGGGATAGGACTAGCAAATGAAGGAAAAATAGCAGTCTGCTATTCTATTACCCCATTCCTAATCTGCCGCCCTTATGAGTTTATCCGCAATTATATCGATTACGAAAATACTCCAGTCAAGCTTGTCGGAGCTGGCAGAGACAGAGACTACTCGCACGACGGAATAAGCCATTGGGCCGAAGACGACGAAGCAATCCTCTCTAATTTTAAAAATATTCAAGTATACAAACCAAAAACCGACAAAGAACTAATCGACTGCTTCCCTGAATTTTTGTCAAACAAAAAACCAAGCTACTTAAATTTAAAAAGATAATTTTATCGCATCCCCATAATGAATTTCGACGTTTTCATGTTTTTTAACGAAGAGGATCTTCTAAAGATAAGGCTTGAAGAACACGATTCCTTTATCGATAAATTTATCATCTTAGAACTTAATCAAACTCATTCTGGAAAACCAAAGCCTCAAAATTTTAATCATGAAAAGTTCTTAAAGTTTAAAGACAAAATCATTTATAGATTTGTAGATTTCAACATTATAAATAAATATAAGGATTTAGTCTCATACTCTTTGTCCGGCAACATTTACCAGAATAAATCCCACTGGGAGAGGGAGAATTTTCAAAGAAACTATTCTAAAATAATTCTGAACGAAATTAACGCTGGCGACGACGATATCATTCTCTCTTCCGATCTGGATGAGATACTAGATGAAAATTCTTTCAGAACTTGCACGCTAAAAATAAACGGCGAAAAATGCCCAATCTATCATATTCCTGTAGCCAAGGTAAAACAGAAGCACAGATATTACAAATTAAATCTTTTATCTGATAATTTCGGATACGGCCCAAGAGTGATGAAATTTAATTTTTATAAAATATCAGACCCAAGCATTCTTAGGGAATACAATGCAGGATTTGTTGCCTGTGAAGGCGGATGGCACTTTAGCTACCTTTCTAAAGACAAAAATAATGTTTATAAAAAAATAAAATCTTTTTCCCACGCATACCAGCAAGACGATATCCTAAATGAAGATCAAGCTCTACAAAGAGTCTTAAATTTGGTAAAATATAAAGAAGATATAAATAGCAGCTACCCAAAAGAAATATTAAATAATAGGCACGTTTATTCTGATTATATAGCATGAAAAAAATAGTTTACATAACCGGATGTTTAGGTTTTATTGGCTCCTACATAACTAGAGCCTGCCTCAAAAAAGGATTTTACGTTAAAGGTGTTGATAAGATGACATACGCCTCGAACAAGCATCTCCTTAAAGAATTTGAAAATTATAAAAATTTTTCATTTGAAAACTCCGATATTAACGATTTGAAATTTTTATACGACTGCGACTACGTTATTAATACGGCAGCGGAAACTCACGTAGGTAACTCCATTTCTGACAGTTCAGAGTTTATTAAATCTAACATTAGCGGAGTGCATAATATATTAAATTTACTTAAAAACTACCGGCAGGAAAACAATAGAAAACCAATTTTAATTCATTTTAGCACGGACGAAGTTTATGGTGATATAGATGAAGGAGAACACACCGAAACGCATTTATTAAAACCAAGCAACCCATATTCAGCAACCAAAGCAGCCGCCGACATGTTGATTTTGGCTTGGGCCAGAACATACAATCTACAATATGTAATTTTAAGACCCACGAACAATTACGGCATTAATCAATATGTTGAGAAATTAATTCCGAAAACTGTTAAATTTTTATCCGTAGGCAGACCTCTTCCGCTTCATAACGGCGGAAAGCCGATAAGAAACTGGCTCCATGCTGAAGATACCGCTAGCGCAGTACTAAGAATTATAGATTCCAATGTTAAAAATGAAATCTATAATATATGCGGCGGGTACGAGCAGTCAAATTATGAAACCGCATCGAAAATAATAAAAGCATTTTATACGCTAAACAGTCAACAAGTGTCTGAAGGAGATATTCTTAAAAATTTAGACCTATCATACAATAGAGCTGGTCAAGATTGCAGATACGCCCTAAATGACGATAAGTTACGCTCGCTAGGCTGGTCTCCAAATCATAAATTTGATGACGACCTATTGGAGATAGTTAAATTTTACAAAGAAAATTTTATATGGTGAAATTATTATGATTAAAGACTACCAAGATATCCAAGGATGGTTTGATTACGAGGATCTTTACAGCCACCTAGCAAAAAATCTCCCTGAAGGCTCCTCATTCGTAGAGGTTGGAGTCTGGAAAGGTAGATCTATATGCTATTTAGGGCAACAGCTAAAATCAATAAATAAAAAATTTAAAATTTTTGCTGTAGACACTTTTAAAGGCTCTTCAAACGAAGACGCTCATCAAAAAGAGGTTCAAGAGCATGGCGGTAGCTTGCTGCCTTTATTTTTAAAAAATTTAACAGATTTAAATCTTACCGATTTAATTACGCCAATAGAGAAAGACTCCATCGAAGCAAGTAAGCTCTTTTCAGACAACGAAATTGATTTCGTATTTGTTGACGCGAATCACTCTTACGAAGCTGTAATTGAAGATTTGAAGCATTGGTATCCAAAACTCAAGCCGGGAGGCATCATTGCCGGTCATGACTTTTGGGCGGATTCAGTGAGGTCCGCCGTATTAACCTTTTTTAAAGATAAAAATTTGAACGTCAATCGCACATCTCAGTCATGCTGGGTTGCAATAAAAGCTTAAACATATGGCGAAATCATGAATAAAAAAATCATAATCACCGGAATCTTGGGGCAGGATGGCGCAAACATGGCGGAGTATCTTCTTGCAAATTTTGCTGATTTGGAAATATTCGGCATGATGCGCCGAAGCTCGAACCCGAACTTAATAAACATAAATGCCTTTAAAGACGATCCAAGATTTAAGCTTCAATTTTTAGACCTATCCGACTCCAACAGCATCGAAACAGCCTTAAAAGAGATTCAGCCTGATTATTTTATTAATTTTGCTGCGAATAGTTTTGTCGGCATTAGCTGGAAGATGCCAGAGCAAGTTATGGATGTTAATGCTCTAGGCGTGCTGAGATGCCTTGAGGCTATTAAAAAATTTAAGCCAAATTGCAGATTTTACAGCGCTGGCTCTAGCGAGGAATGGGGTAACGTAGATTATATTCCGCAGGATATGGCGCACCCAATTAAACCAAGAAGTCCATATGGCGCATCAAAAGCCGCCGCACGCCATATAGTCAAAGTCTACAGAGAATCCTACAATCTCTATGCTGTTCACGGAATACTTTTTAACCATGAGGGAACTAGAAGAGGAGAAGAGTTTGTTACTAGAAAAATTTCAAAAGGTGTAGCTCGTATTTATCATGCGATGAAAAACTCAAAAGCCTTTCATCCTATAGAGCTTGGCAATTTAGATGCCAAACGAGATTGGTCTGACAGCAGAGATTTCGTCGAAGGAGTATGGCTGATGCTAAATCAAGACCATCCAAAAGATTATATTCTTTCCAGCGGAGAAGCTCACACCATTAGAGAATTTGTAGAAAAATCTTTCCTCTGCATGGGCATCGAAGGTTTTTGGCAAGGATCTAACGAAGATGAAAAATATCATCTCGCCAATTACATTCATGAAAATATTCCAAATTCAGAATCTTGCCTAGTTAAAATAAATAAAGAATTCTATCGTCCAGCAGAAGTTGATTTGCTGCTTGGAGATTCTTCTCCTATCAGACGCGAACTTGGCTGGTCCCCCAAAGTCTCATTCGATGAGCTTGTAAAATCTATGGTCGAATTTGACGTTGCCAATTTTCCTTGACAGCTAATCAATACTGAAGCATAATCGCTTTAGATGAAGAAGAAGGCAAATACTAAAAACCCAAAATTTTTAGTTACAAAATTTGTCGATTATAAAAAACTCTCAAAAGGTGATTGGGCAAGAGAAGTTAAAATCGCTAAAAAACTTCTTGAAAAAGACTCAGATATATACTTTAAAATCAAACTAGATTTTAACCTTAATTCTCTAGCTTGGTTTTTGTCTGAAGATGGTAAGCTTTTTGTTTATAAATACTTGTCTGACCTTAGATTAAATCTTCCATCTCCAGAAATCGTCTCTCTTTCGGATAAAGTATTTGGGGAGTCCATGAACCTCGTCAAGAAGCCCCAAACAATAAAAGATTTTATAAAAAAATATGGGAAGACCACCTAAATTAAATAGCTCACCAAATACTCAACTTGATGAGTATCTAAAAAAGAACGCCGACTACCATTACGCTGGAGAAGAAGAGATAGATTATGTGGTAAGCAGCGGCAGTTTAATCATGGACATCGAGATGGGTGGAGGAATACGTCCGGGTATTATCCGCTCTTCAGGAGTTACAGAAGGAGGCAAGACGAGCAATGCTCTAGCATTCGCTAAAAACTTTCAAGATGTAAATCCTGAAAATGGACAAGTTATTTACATAAAGTCAGAAGGAAGATTAAGCAAAGATATTATTGAAAGATCTGGAATATCTACTGACGAATCTAGATTCAGAGTAATCCCAACAAACGATTACGAATTCGTAATCGATATGATGCGTAATCTTATTAGGGACAACCAAGAGAAGAAGGTCTATTTCTTTGTTATTGACTCGCTCGACGCACTTGTTCCGAGAAATGATTTGCTAAAATCCGCTACAGAAGCGAACAAAACAGCAGGTTCAGCCCTTTTAACTTCTGATCTTCTGCGAAAGATGGCGGCGGGCTTTTCGAGCAGAGGTCACATATGCTTTATCATCAGTCAGGTTCGATCAACTATAAAAATTAATCCTTACGAAAAAGGAGATCCAAAAGTTACAAATGCTTCTGGCGGAAACGCTGCATTGCACTATAGCGATTGGATTCTAGAATTTCAACAGCGATATCAAAAGGATATCATTAAAGATAAGGAAGAGAAGCCTGTTGGTCACTGGTGCAAGATAATCTTCAGAAAGACCCCAAATGAAAAAACTGGAATTGAGGTAAAGTATCCAATTAAATATGGCAGAAAAAACGGGCAAAGCATATGGATTGAATATGAGGTTATTGATTCTTTGCTCATGTTCGAGATGATTTCAGCCAAAGGCGCATGGGTTACAGTGTCAGATGAAGTCATAGCTGAAGTCGAATCTTCTGGACTGAAAATCGAAAAACAGCATCAAGGCATTGATAATTTTAGAATGTATCTAGAATCCAATCCCGATCTATGCAAGTTCTTCTTTAACAAGTTTAAGTCCGCACTTAAAAAATGAGACTTTACGATATAAACGGAAAGCTTAAATTTCTCAATGTTTCAAAATATAGAATTCAATGGGAGAAATCATCAAGATCGAATGTACAATTTTTAGTAAAACAATTCTTAAAGCAGTATTGGGCTAACAATATTGTTTATGAGGAATTTCCTGTATATGGAACAAGAATGAAGGTTGACATTCTTAACGCTACGAAAAAGATAGCGATTGAAGTCAACGGAAAGCAACACGATAAGTTTAATACTTTTTTTCATAACGGCTCAAGGCTGAAATATCTTAATTCAATAAAAAGAGACTCTCAAAAAGCCAAATGGCTAGAAGACAATCAATTTTTGTTGGTGGAGATAAACGAAGAAGAAGCCCCGGATATCTCTAAAGATTTCTTTTTAAATAAATACAATATCGCTCTGTAATGTGTACATTAATATAATGGGCAAAAAAAAGTTTAAATTTCCAGAAGAGCTACTTCACAGAATAAACGAGTGTTCTTTTGGAGGCTTTCTTTTGTTTAACTTTGACGAGGAGGGAGACTTCCAAACTTTTGGCATGTTTGATAACAAAATTTACGCCGAAGCTTTGGAGAAGAATCTACTCTCAACCGTAAAGGCGATTGAAAAATTTGAGATAGACCGCATCGTAAAAAACCTACAAGTAGACAAAGACGAATTCGGCGGAGAAGACCAAAACGCCGAAAATTGACCCACTAAATAAAATCTGCAATATTAAAACTATGGAAACGAATGAACTCTTTTCTCTAAGAGTGGAGAAGCACGTATTAGGAGGAATATTAAATCACCCAGAAATTTTTTCTGAATTGGATAATTTTTTATCGGAAAATGACTTTTGCAATAAAGTGCATTCTGTTATTTTTCTATGTCTAAAAGAAAAATTAAATAAGAATGATAAGGTAGACAAGGTAATTCTGTCTGAAAAAATAAAGTCTTTAGGAATATCATTTAAGGATGAAATTTCTATTTTTGATTATATTGAAAGCGTAGCTTTTACGCAAATATCTAAAGAGGCTGTTATAGAGGCTGCTCAACATCTTGTATCTCTGAGAATTCGCAGAGAAATTGTCCAGACCACAGATAAAATAAAGTCTAAAGTCTTTCAAAGCTCAGACCAGCCAATTCAAGAAGTTCTTAATGATATCGATAAGATATATGGTGAAAAAGTAAACTCTTATAACGTTCACGAACAACCGAAAAATCTTTTCGATGGACTTGATGCTCTTGTCGAAGAGCGGGGTGAAAACATTGTGGATGATCCGGGATTTCTAACTCCTTATCCAGAATTTAATAGAATGTACGGTGGGTTGCGGCGTAAAAATATCTATGCTATAGCCTCAAGACCCGGTGAAGGAAAAACTACTTTCCTTAATGATTTAGCGATGAAAACCGCTAAAAAGAATAATCTAAAAGCTTTGATTCTAGACACTGAAATGAGCAGGGAGGAGATGCAATTCCGCATGATGTCTTCCGTCTCCGGAGTTCCTCTCCATTTTATTGAGACCGGCAAATGGAGAAAGTCCGAATCTTACGTAAAAAAGATAAGAGACTCGTATCCTGCTATTAGACAAATGCAGTATGATCACTTGCATGTCGGAAATAAAGATATTGATGAAATATGCTCGCTCACAAGAAGATGGCATCTAGCAAATGTTGGCAGGGACAATCCATGCATAATCGTTTACGATTATATCAAATTAACTGGAGAAAAAGTCGGCCAGAATTGGTCTGAGTATCAGGCTATAGGTCAAAAAGTAGACAAGATCAAAAAACTAGCTGAAGAACTTAATTCGCCAATATTAACTGCGATTCAGCTTAATCGAAGTGGAGAAAATAACAACAGAACTTCTCAGAATGTCACAGACGACGCTTCAGCAATTTCTATCACCGATAGACTTCTATGGTTTACTTCATTCATGGCTATTTTCAGAAGAAAAACTACGGATGAAATATCTTTAGATACACCAGACTCCGGAACTCACA